AAGTTTACTCAATGGCATGTTGATAACTTAAAATATATGATAGATTTCCATTCTGGAATATCTTATGATAGTTTTGAAGTTTTAGAAACAGACCTTTACGGTAATTGGTATAATAAGTTTCAAATGTATGACAAATTTCGTGATGGGGAAAATTTATATTTTGATTTAGATGTTATTATATGGAAGGAGTTACCTAATTTATTTCGTAAAGACTTTACTTTATTGAATGATTTGTGGTGGAGAGAAGAAGCCCACACACCACTAAACTCTACTATTGTTTCATGGACAGGAGATGTTTCTCACATATGGGATAAATTTAAATCAAATGAAAAAATGTATCTTGAAAAGTACAACAAAGGTAGTGATGAATTTTACTATAGAGAAGTAGATTACAAAAACTATGATAAAGTTTGTCCTTCTATTAAAAACTATATGTATGAAGTACCACCAAAAGAATTTAGTATTTGCACTCTAGGTCAAATGCAACATATATTAGAACCAGGTTGGAATGGTTGGTGGTCAGATTTTATAATTCCGCACTATAAAGATCAATCGCCGATTTCAACAGTTCAAGTTTAGTCTTACACTTTCTCATTGCCTTCTTAGCTTTAACATTTTTAGAATCTTTAATCTCATCAATTTCAAATAAAGCAATCTTTAAAGCAAACATTTCATCTTCATTTTCTTCTTTACTAAAGATATAATCAAGTACTCTAGTTGGTGATGTTTCGTCTGTTTGTATAAGACCTGCTTCACTTGCAATTTCTAAACTTGCTTTTTCAAAATCTTTTCTTGCTGTTTCATTTCTATTATATGTATTTTCATGCAATTCGTCTATGGTTACGAACTTACTTAACAACTGAAATAGATGATGTTTTTCATCATACTCAATATGAAAAGGTGTTAAACTGTCTGCTGTTTCATTTGTTAATACTTCAATCCATGTTCTTTCATTGTTAGTAAAGTGTGCTGAAACTAGATGGTTTTTTAATAATTCTTCATTGAACATTTTTTCTATCCTTTATATAATCGTATAGGTCAATTGTAGTTGACCAATTTAGTTTGGTTAATATTGTGTTATCTGCTTTGTTATCTAATCTTTCAAACTCACCACCTATAGCTCTTTCACAATCAATTTTAAATGTTGCTATCAAGTCTAATAGATTGTAAGACTCTCCTCTACCAACATCAGTTACACCTTGATAATCACTTTTTATTAATGTATCAATCGCACTTAATATATCATTTACATGAATAAAGTCTCTTGTATGATTGGTATGAATAAATGGTACGTCATTTCTTAAAATTCTTGGTATCAACATATGTTCTCTAGCGCCTGGTCCGTATACAGTTGTAAATCTCATACCGACACTGTTTTTAGGTGCTAATTGTTCTAAAGACAGTTTACTCATGGCATAAGGATTACGCCAAGGTTCTATTGCTGTTGATGAACTTGCATATAGTATTCTTGTGTCTGGAAAATATTCAAATAGTCTCTGACCTGCAATTACATTTTCTTTCCAGTATTCTGTAGGTCTATCTAAACTATCTCTAACACCTGATAGACCAGCCAAGTGTATGACTAAATCTACATCATATTTAAGATCACAATTTAATAAATCGTTACCTGTTAGTTTGTCTATTGGGATTACTTTGTGATTGTTTTTTTCTAGATGTTTATGAAGGTGTTTACCTATAAATCCTTCACTGCCTGTTAATAATATATTCATAATCTTATTTATATCACCGTTAAGTGACTAGTTTTAAACGCCGGCGCCGTGCAATGTTTTTAAAGTACTACCTGAACTATTTTTAATTAACAATGTAGATAGTGTTTTCATTTCAGTTGAACTAATAGAATCATCACGCATTTGTTCTTCACCTATAGAACTAATGGCCATCATGTTGTTAGTAACTTTGTCTATAGAACCTGTAGTTATTATTTCTCCTGCTGAACTTGGAAAGGTTATACTCTGTCCGTTTAAAGTACCACTAACTGTCAAATTAGTCACTGTTACGTTAGTTGGAAAGGCAAGTGTTACTGTATCAGGACTTGAAACTGTAGCATTTATCTGATTACTTGTACCTAGAAAAGATATAGTATTACCTGGAGCAATTAACTGAACTGTTGAGCTTGCGTCTCTAATATAGTGACCTTGACCTGTACCTATTTGTGAAGATAATTCTACTACTGCACCTACAACAGACGTTGCCGATATACCAGCACTTGCTAATAAAGTTGCGTCACCGAAGTCATTTAGAGCTAAGTCGTTAAACTGTGTTCTAAATGTCTCTAACGTGTCCGTTCCTGATATATTCTTTATTGCCATAACTATTTACCTTTTTTTAAATCTTTCTTAATATCGTATAATTCTTTCTTTAAATTATTTATCTCTGTTACAAGACCTCTTACCATATCATTGCCACTTTCTCTAGATTTAACTCTTTTCATATATGAGTTATATTCTGATCTATTAGTGTTAATAATAGCCTTGGTATCTATGTCTCTTACTAAATCATCAAATCCTTGTACTTTTAATGTATTAGTTGCCATAATATTATATCGCTAATGCAATACCTCTTAAATCTCTTACTATTGGTGGATATGCTGAGTTTGTTCCTTCCATAACTATTTTTATTTGAAAAGTAGTAAACTCATTTAATCCTGAAGCACTATATTTGTACTCTTTAAATGTATTATCATCTTCAGCAGGTGTAACTGTTGTGTCTTCTAGTCCTGTACTGTTAAATGGTGTCCAGCCTATATCACTTATTAGTCTAGCTTCTTCGGAAGAAGATAGTCTGAAATAAACTTTTACGCTAGAACTTGATCTTACATTTTGCGTTAATCTTACATCTAAAGCAGTTGAGATATTATCTAGTACGACAGATTTAGTTACGTAGGCAGCTGCTGATGATGTATCAGTTGCAGCTATGTCTGAAACATAATTAGGTGTATTACCTGTTGTTGCTTTGTTAATTCTGTTTTGAATTGTGTAAGCACTAACTCTTTGCATGTCTAATACTGGAGATAATTTAGTGTTAGTAGTATTGAAAGTAAGATTTACAAATAAAGACTTACTTCCTGCTAATTCGTTTGTTTCATTTATTGCACTTGCAACTAGTTGAGGTGAAGTGAAGTAAATATTGTCATTTGCAATAGTTGATACTTGACTAGTCTCACCTGTTAAACTAAATTCTGTTTCTGAACCATGCACTGATCTACCTGAAGTAGGTCTCATGTTATATGCAATGCTTGTACCGGCAACATTTAATGTTTGTAAGTTTAGATTTAAAACATCATACAATCTGTTTTGTGTTGCTGTTACAACAGTACCACCTACATCTCCTGTAGCATTTGCTGTACCAGTTGTTGTAATATCATAACTATCTAAAGTTACGTTTGAAATACTTGTGTATGTTCCATTAATATCGGAATGAGCAAGGCCATTGTAAGTACCTGATGGAATACCTGTAATTATAACATTGTTTGTTGTACCATGCATACCGTGATTAGGATGTGAAACTGTAACCACACCACTAGAGTTTGTTGTTCTAATAGGATTAGTTTTTAATGTTCTAATAGGTAAAGCGTCATTAGTTAAAGTAACTGTACCTGTAACATTTTCAAATTCTGCTCTTTTGATTTTAAATTTAATATCTTCATTTTGTTCTGCTGTCCATGTAGAACCGTTTTGAGATTTAAACATAACACCAGCATAAGGTTGTTGAGAAATTGTTCTATCTGAACCTATTACTTTTTCACCTAATCTTCCAACATAACAGTTGTAATTATTAGTATTAGCCATTACAACGAAACAGTATTCTGTTTTTTCTTGTAAATAAACTGGTGAGTTAAAAGTAAATGTTGTAGCTGTTGTTGCGTCTGTACTTATGTTTACAGATGACGGATTTAAAGTTAATTCACTAAACGGAACTATTCTTTTTCCTGGGTAACCATTTACTACTTCTCTAATTTGTACTGTTACTGGAATATTGTCGTCTTTTGAACTAAAGAATAAGTCCATTGAAGTTAAGAATACACCACCAACATCATCTATCATAAATGTTTGTGCTAATGGGTCAGTCCAACCAATTGTCATTTCTGTAACACGTGTAGCAGTCGCTATTCTACTAACTGATTCAACAGTACTTTCTCTAACAACTAAAGGTTCTCTTGTAGAAATAATTTGATCTTGTACTGTTTCTAAAATACCTTTTGCGATATAGTCTGCTTCGCCTGAAGTTTCAACTGCCGTACTTAATACGTTTGTTGCTGAACTTGTTAATCTGAATACTCTTTGGCCTGCTCTCCATCTTGGATTAGAATTAACTTTTGGATCAGGAATTGCAAAAGTACCTGAACAAGCACCATTAATATCTGTAACTATATTACCACCTAATGAACCACCATTTGGTGTAACATAACTTGCTATATCAATGTTATCAAAGAAAGGGTAAACTCTTGTTAAAGGTTTTAATCTTGTAGCACTAAATGATAACGTTCTACTTCTTAAAAAAGGAACAAAACCAACACTAACAACTCTGTCGCCAATTGAATTTCTTACTACCTGTGGTACTATTGTTGATCTAACACCTGTTCTTGTTGATGTTTGATTACCAGTTTCAGTAATTTCGTGACGTGCATTAATTCTTCTACCTCGTCTAACGTTTCCTAATCTTCTACGGCCAGTTACAGTTGGTGTTCCTGTCCAGAAATCTTGCCATTCATTCCATACTGTACCAATTTCTACACTTTGTAAATTTGGATTACCTAAATTTTGTACTAGAGTATCAAAACCACCTATTGCATTAACAACTAATTCTGGCACTCTTTCTGTTTCTTTCCATTCGTCTGACGGTGGTGTTAACGCAATACTACCTGACCATGTGAATATGTCAAAAGGGTTTACGTTAACAAATTTACTTGCAAAAGGTTGATCAATTAAAGTTGCCTCTGTGTAAGGTAAAGTAATTAAATCTCCTGTTTTTGCATACTTAGCTTCAGTTCTATCTAAAGCAGTAATAGTAGTACCGTCATTGTCGCTTTCAATCAATTGTACGGCATCCTCATTAAACATTGGTCTTAACTCGCCTCTTGCCATGTCCATAGAAACCTTGTAGTCTAAATTCTTTACATCACCTATACTATGACCTGTGAAATTATCTACTATAAATCCATTCTTAAATCTATCAAATCCTTCTGCGTCTTGTACTTGCAAATTTTGTGCTTGTGATTCTAACAAAGATAGTTGAGTATAATATTCTACATTTTCAATTCTGTTCTCTAATCTACCAATGTCTCTCATTGTGTATCTTTTATTGTCAACTCTAGTAATCGTTATATCGTCTGTAGATAAAGTATATGCTGGCACATCTAAAGTGTAAAGGTGCATTGCACTATCAATATCTTTTGGTGCTTGAGGAACTAAAGCACTAGCACCCTCTGCTACCTTAAACTTACCGTTTTTGTCTAAAAAGATTTTATCTATTCTTGGTAAGTAATATTCTAAATCTGAAGTTATATCAGTACCGAACTTAGCAACATCTACAACTGAAGCGCCAGCACCATTATAATACTTATCTTGTTCACCTTTATTGATCGTAGAGTTATCATCAACTCTTGGTCTAAAGTCTAAACAATCTCTTAACTCAAATATGTCTCCTGTTGTATCGGAAGTATGAGAAGGAATATCTGCATAGTCAACAGCACCTGAATAACTATCTACAGTAAATACATCTCCTGAACCGTGAGAGAAGTAATCTACATTAATTTGAATTGAACCTGTTGGTGCTACTGCACCTGTTTTTAAAAATACTCTACCTATATCATAGAAGTTATCTCTTTGTCCATTATCTAAAGTAAATCTATCTGTAATATCAATTTCTCCTGAAGATGAGTAAGTACCAAAACCAGTTGCCATTTTAACAGAGTTTAATTTGTAAACATCAGCTACACTTAATCTCATACCACCTTGTTTATTAATATCTGCTAAACTAGTTTGATTTCTTGTATAACCTGTAACTAAAGATTTTGTTTTTTCTTCTACAACTGATCTATTGATTGTTGCTAAGATTTTAATTTTATGTCCTGCAAAATTAGAACCAAAATCTAACGTTAAAGATTTACCTGATGGAGAACCACCTAATGTAAATATTGAATCACCCTCATGGTTTGATCCTGTTAAACTCATAAAGTCTCCTACTGCACCTGTTCCACCTGAACCGGTTGTCATAATTGAGACCGAAAAATCGTTTTCTGTTAGACTTGTAAATGTTTCATTTGTACCTGCTGAAATGGTTGCGTCACCATTTGATCCTAATGTTGTTGCAAAGTGTCTTCTAACTTTAAAGTTTGTATCACTAGCACCTGAATTAGCCGTTGTTTTTAATGTCTTAACATTTTCATAAGGTAACTTAAATACGTTTATGTTTTTATTTGAATCTGTAAGTTTACCTCTATTTCTGTTTGAATTGGATTTAGTTGATACATCTGAACCACCAACAGTAGTTGAGAATACTAAACTAGTATCCGAAATAATTGCTTCAACTATTTTATTAACTGTAGTACCTGCGTTTGTAGTAAATGATAATTTGTCATTAACTCTTAATTCTGTATTAAATTTAGTACCAAAACCAGTAACAGTATTACTACTGTTTGCAATTGATATTGTACCTGTAATTTGTAAACTTTCTCCGTATGTACTATCTAATTTAGTGTCTGCTGTGTATGTTGGAGATCCGTCCATACCAAGTTGTTTAGTAGATGAAAAATCAAACGAAGTAACACCTTTGAAACCTCTAGCGTTTGCTTGAATAGTGGCAGTGTTAGATGAAATAGCACCTGTTATAGTTTCGCCAGGTGTAAATGTTCCTGATACACTAGATAAAACAACAACCGATTGATCTGCTATACCACCACTTGTATATGAACTGAAAGAAGAACCGTTTACATCTAATTCAAAATTTGAAGCAGTTGGATTTTTTACTGTATATGTATTACCATTTAATTGTGTCATACCAACAACGGCAGAAATTGTAACTTGTTGTCCTTCTTTTAAAGTATTAGACGATGTTATTACAACAGGATTAGCTGCTGTTGCGCCTGTTATTGTGTGACTATTGTTTGTTGAAATATTTTCGTATGTACCTGTAGCAGCTGAAGTACTACCTGTAATTTTTTCACCGTTAGTAAACGATTGATTTTTTGCAACGTTGATATGTGTAAACATAACAAGGTCAAATAAGTAGTGTTTGAAAACCGAAGCGTTTGCACTAGAACTAGCAAAGAAACCTGAAGTTGATGAACCTGAAGCATATTCAAATCCTCTAGACTTAGCACGGCCTATTGAATTTATACTAGAACCTGAACCAGTATTTTCTGTTCCTCTTGCTGATGTTTCTTTATTGTATAAACCAACTTTTTTGAAAGCTGCAACATCACCTGAAACAAATCCAACATCTGGAGAACCATATACATTATTAACATATACAAAGTTACCTATATCAAATCTAGTATTAGAATTATTTTGTGTATCAAATGATCTTGCTTTGTTTACGTCAACAAAACTAGTACCGATAGTTTCTATTTCAAAACCTCTAACATATGCTTTACCTGGTGCTAGACCAGCTGCAATTTTAGTTTCTAATCCACCATTTCCTGATGAATATATTCCTCTGTTAGTACCTGATATTAAATGTTCTCTTAAATCTAAATCAAAGTCTCTTACTGCATAGTCGCCTGATTCATCAAACGTTCTTCTTGCTAATGTATCTTCTAATATAGCATATTCAGTTGTTCTAACTTGGTTTTGTATAAAACCTTTTTTTAATCTTAATAACTCTACGAAACTTGCGTCATCTGTAGCAGTTAAAGATTTTTTAGCTAATGTTAAATCTATTTTAAATCTGTGAGCGCCTGGAGCATTTGTATTTGAAACGCCTTGTGCATTATCATTTAAAGTTGCGTCATCGTTTTGTGTTACAAAACTTTCTGTTACTGTTAAACCTACTCTGTAAGAAGGAGTGTTTGTATACTTGTCTAGTATTAAAACTTGATCGTTTACTTTAATATAAAAACCATTTATGTAATAAACACCTTCTTTAATTGAAGCTGCACTACCAACTGCTGTAGAATCAACTACTGCTGAAACAGTTGTGCCTGTTCCTTCAATTGTAGTTACGGCTGAAATTGTTTCGTTGTCATCAAAGGCAGTTTTAGTATTGTCTGTACCTGAATTTATATATTTTACAAATAATGTGTTAGGGTCAGTTCCATCTGTTGCTACTTGATGTACAACTCTTGCCTGAACACCTGAAGAAGCGCCTGTTAATGTTAAACCTACAAAGTTTGATAGTGTAATACCAACTGAAGCTGAATCTGTAAATGAAGTTAATTTAACTGCGTAATAGTTTAAGTCGTAGCCAATATCACCAGGTATAACCATAGCGCCTTGTTCAAAGACATGGTCTGATAGTCTCTCAATCTGATTCTGTAGAATAGACTGTGACTGTGTTAACTCTCTACCTTGTACAGCAAATGCTGGTCTAAAAAGAACTCTATGAAACTTTTTTGTTTCATTAAAGTCATCGTAGTAAGGTGAAAGATTGAAGTCTGTTGGACTTGGCATAATATCTCCCTTTAAAACTCAATAACTAGTTTAATATTTTCTGTTTGGTCTGTTGCTCTTTGAATAGGTGCTCTGTTTTCTATGTACAATACATCGCCAGAGTCATGATCTATTTCAGAAGCAGAATACCCACTTGAAAATACAACATTGTTAACTGTTGCCGAAACTCCTGTGTCTGGTGTTCCTGTTGCTGAAGACGTTTGACCTGTGATTACGTGAGTACTAGAAATAGCTGTTAAGTTACCATTACTGTCAACGCCAGCGTCATTGTGTCTTGATTGAATGTAGTATAAAATTCTGTTTGTTGCGTCCCATTCTACGACTTTACCAACAGCGCCTGTAGTTGATTGATTTATTTCTTCATCAGCTGTAAAAGTACCTGGAGTTGGACTAGCTGCTAGTCTTACTGCTTTAGTACCTCTTAAAGTTGTAGTAGTTGCAGCTGAACCTGAAGCTTTTGGATCTCTGATTAAACAAATTTTTCTAAAGTCATTACCAGCGTGGAAATCTCCAGAGTTTGCTGCTTCTGATCCTTCTAAATTTACGTTTAACATTACAAAGAAACCACCTAATTCTTCTACTGAATTAAAACCATGACCGCCTTTTGGAGAAATAATCACGTCTAATTCTGCACCAACTAAACTTGTTGACCCAGCAGTTACTATTTCTGCATTTGAAACTGTACCAAAAGTATAACCTGATCCTACGTTAGTCATAACTACCGAAGTAATAGTACCACCTGATACTATAACATTAGCAGCTGCACTTGATCCGTCACCTTTGATTGTTACTGAATGAGAGCCATCTGCACCACCTGAACCGGCAGATTTAATTTTTATACAATCAATTGATCCGTCTATAGCAGCTGAACTAACAGTTGAGTTAGTTGAAAGTCCCATAAAGTCTGTTGATAAGAAATTTGATTGTTGAGCCGCTGACATAGTAGTCATATATTTCCATTTGTAACCATCAGCAGTTGTTATAACACTAGAACTTGTACCAGTTGGTTCTGTTGTAGAAGCAGTGTTACCATCGTTGTCAATACACTTGTAAACATTTCTGTCTGTAGTTAAAACATAAAAATTAGCGTCATGTAAAGTTGTTGCACCACCATTAGCAGTATTTCTTAAAGATGTACTACCTGTAATATATTCTCCATAGTCGTGTCTGTAAATATCGTATGTTGTTCCAGTTGCCCAATTTCTTCTTGGTACTGCAAAACTAATATCTGAACTTGTAATTTTTTTAGCAGCTAATAGATCATCAAAAGTATTGAACTCTGCAACAACAGTATCACCTGGTATAATTGGTGCTGAGTCTGTTCCTTCGTAATCTGTACGGCCATCACCTCTTGTAGATGTACCGAAAGCTTGTGGTCTTGCTAGACCTAGATAATAAACATTTGGAGAAGCTTCCGTAAAAGATTCGTGAAACTGTTCACTGTTGTTTATTCTGAATTTTGTTGTTATAATCGCTGGCATAATTGTTACTCCTATTTATAATACTTTCCTATGAAGTTGTTCCAATAATTGTTTTTAATGTAGTACCACTAGAATTTTTTACTAATAGACTTGACGTATTAGATAATGATCCCATAGTAATAGAACCACCAGTTATTGCAACTGCATTAGCATTTTGACCAGCCATAGTACCTATAACTCCTAAAGCTATATTTACAAATTGACTACCGTTCCACTGTAAAATGTCACCACTTGTAATACTTGATAAAGTGACATCTGACATTTCAGTTATTTCGTCATTTGCTGTAATATTTGAATCAACGTATTGTTTTGTTGCAATACCTAAATTTTTTGTTGGGTTACCAAATACTGTAACCTCACCTGTGCTATCTCCTTCTAACCAAGTTGTCAAAGTAGAACCATCTGATCCTGCAATTATCATTGATCTAGTTTCACCGGCAGTATTACCACCAGCATTTCCTATAATGACATTACCTGATCCAGTTTCTACAGTTTGACCTGCATTGTAACCTACAAAAGTATTGTGTTGTCCTGAAGATACTCTTAAACCTGCGTTTGCACCTATAACAGTATTTTTTTCTCCTGTTGCGTCTTTACCTGCTGAATGTCCTACGGCTGTACTTTTTCCTGTAGATGTAACTGATTGTAAAGCTGCAAAACCCACGGCAGTATTATCATCTCCTGAAGTAATTGATCTTAAAGATGTTTTACCAACGGCAACGTTTTCTTGTGCTGAACTCAAAGTACCTGTCACCGAGTGACCGATCATTATAGAGTTTGAAAAGTTTGTTCCTTCTTGTTTACCAGTAATTACACCAGCATTTAAATTAGTACCATCTCCGAAAGCAGTATAGATTTCGTTAAAGTTATCGTTGATTAAATCACCACCAGCTCTGATAGTAGAACCTGTGCCATCATTTGGAGTTGAACCGATTGCTATTGTTTGTTTTGTCATTTCTATCTCTATTTATAGTTATATTTATACAGTTGTTTTGTCAAATTTTTTGTTTGTTGAATCATATTTCAAAGTATTACCACTGAACGATTCTTCACCTGGGAACGTAATATCTGTTGGAAAAGCAAAGTTGGTCTTTAACATGAAACCAAAATCATCTTCGTCTGCGTTGGTTCCACTTATCATATTAAATATTGCTGTTGTGCCATCTAAACTTGATCTGGTACCAGTGACTTTTAATTCATTTAATCTATTGAAAGTATTACCAGTTGTACCATTAATACCACCTGATCTGTTACCTGTAACACCATATGCTGTATTTGCAAATCTATTAATTGATTTAAAACTAGGACCACAATATGCAAATCCTTGATTTATAGTCACGCCTGTTCCAACTTTTCTTCTTACTCTTAAATTCAATCTAACACTTATAGGAGCTCTTGTTAACATCACGTCTCTAGAGTTATTTGGATTAGGTTGTTGAGAAAATTCTGATCCTAATGAACCATCGTCAACTGTTCCTGTTCTTCTACCAAATGAAGTTTGAAATATTAATTTCATTAAGTAGATTAGTGGTTCACCGATTGTACCAGTGTTTATTGCCTCTGCAACTTTAACCCTCAAATTTAATCTGTTTTCAATATCAACTTGTCCTGTAAAATAAAAACCAGAAGTATGCATTGTTTTTTTAAATGCGTCTCTCCATAAATTAATTGAGTTACCTACTTTTAATACATAAGAAAAATCTTGATAGTATAAACTATCTTGTACTTTCATAGTATTTTCTGAAACAAATCCTTTTTCATCAATAAATTTACCATCTGTATCTACAACAGAAACAACAGATACACTTGTTGTTGGTATATCTAATTTATTTAAAGTTGCACTACCACCACTTGCTGATAATGATTCATTTAGTTGAAAAGATCCTGAAACTGTTTTTAGTTTTAATAAATTAGTATTTGTATTCCAACTAGTAACAATACCCGTAGCACCCGATGTACCACCGGTTACAGTAGTATTAGTAGTAAACGAACCTGTCACACTTATTACAAATAAATTTTGTACAAATAATAATGTAGGTGATGGAGATTTTTCATACTCTATACCTAAATTTGATGTTTCTATTCCTAAAATTTTACCTATGTCTGTTCCATAAGATAATACTTTTGCACCTGTACCTCCAGTAGATGTTACTGTAACTGTAGGTAAAGATTTATATCCGTCACCACCACTTATTAAATAAATGTCTGTAATATCTCCTGTGCCTGTGTTAGTTTCTTGTACAAATTTGTCTCCCGAAATATGGTCACCGGAACATGTTTCATCTTCTAATATAATATGTTCAGTAGTATCTCCTGTAATACCACCATTTACAATTGTAACAACACCTGTGGCGCCTGCACCATTTGTATTAGTATTATTGAAACTTAAAGTATCTCCAATTACATATCCTGAACCACCTGCGTCTACAACTGTTTCAGTTACTTTACCTGAACCAACACTGTTGATTTGAAACGAAGCTTGTTGACCGCCACCTGAAACTGTAACTTGATCCTCTGTAGTGTAAAGATTACCATCATTAGTAATTGTTTTATTTCCTGGTACTCCAGTTACTTTTGCAATTATAAAGTAATCGTCTGTATCTGTTGCTGTACCTTGTATATCTTCTCCTACAATAAAAGTACCTATGATACTATCTTTGTTTACAGTCATTTCAGAAACTTCACTGCTACCTATATAAAATTTTGATACATTTTCTATTATTGACGTTGCTTTAGAAGTTTTACCTGTAATTGTTCTTCCTATTAATTTTGATGTATCACCTTGACTAGCAATTATTCTCATTACTGTTTTTGTGTCGTAATTACCGTCTGATACTTTTAATATCTGCTCTCTAGGGTAAAAAGTTTCAGATGTATCGTTGAATAGTATTCTAAAAAATAGTTCGTGCCCTTTTTGAGTGCCTTTTAAAGTATATAACGATTTAATATTTTTAATTAGATTTCTTTTGTCTATTCCTATAGCTAAGCTCTCTGGAATAGTTTTAAAAAACTCATTTCTAAAATTATTTAAGAAATTAGAGATTACTTTGTCAGGATCCTTAAAATTTGTTAATTGTTGAATAGTTTGAACAGGATTAGGTCTGTAACCATTAACAACTGCACTTGCATTTGACAAATTACCTAAAATAGTTTCTCCCACTTCAAATTTGTCTTGTGATGTTATGAATAGTCTATTTGAATCTAAATCTTCAGCTAAAATTGTTGCTGTCGCTTTAGAATTTTGTCCTGTTACAGTTTCATTGTATGTAAACTTACCAAAAGTACTTTCTTCTAATAATATCTTGTCATCTATATCTAATTGAGTATTTTCTGCACCAAGAGAACCGGCGTCTAGTGTTAAATTAGATATTGTGCCTGTTTGATTTTCTAAAGTTATTCCGTCTGTAGTTTGAATTGAAGTTACCTGCAATTCTGCAGCTTCCATAAATTGATAGTATGTTTTTAAAAATTCTACGAATTTAGGGTGATCATCAACTACAAAATTTGGTAATTGAGTTGGTATTAAATTGGATATTTTATTATCAAATTTAGCCATTGTTTAATTAGTAACTTGTTGTTGTTTGATAGCCTACGCCAGCTTCTGCTGAGCCACCAATAAATGTATCTTGTTCTACAGTTATATTTGAGTTTGATATGTCTATTTCTATTACTTGATTTCTAACTGGCACTATATCGTTTGAACTAGGCGATACCGTAATCTCAATAACGTTAGATACTACATTTCTAATATTAGATATTGAAGCAACGTTCAAAGAATTGATTGTTACTTGACCTGTTTTGTAATTAACTGTACCTTGTGTTGCATTAGCATAAGTTTTAACACCACTTACTAGATAATATCTTCTAACGTTACCGTTACTATCATCATCAAAAAACATTTCATTATCACTACCTGTAACTTTAAATCCAGTAGATGAAAGTACCGATGTATGACCAGAATGTGGATTATGTATTGCATTTCTAAAGTACATATCGTATCTTGTTGAAGACGCAATAGTAGGTGTAAAATTCTTTCTCATTTTAACTGTTGTGATGTTAGATAGTATGCTTTTATCTACATTGTCTACTAGACCTGTTAATTTAGAAAATCTAAAGACACCATCAAACTTTTGTAAAGTTGAAGTATTGTAATTTGTAACAGCAGTATTGATTTCTGACTTTAATGTATCAAGTGATTTACTTGTACTTTTCTTATCATACTTAGCATTAGTTGTTAACAGAATAGATGTTGTTTCTGGATCAATAATCTCTGGTCTAACTGAAGCAACGTTATAAGGTATTAAAGATTTTATAATAGACGCTTTAGTACTATCAGTTAATGTTGAACCTGAATCAGCCTTGATAGAAATTTTTACTACACCATAAACCGGTGTTTCATCGTCTTCTCCACCCCAAGCACTAATAGATAATGCATTAGGATAAATTGATCTAACTATTGTTTCATAGTCTGTAGCTGTAACTGCTCTGTCTTGTGCTGTGTATTGTAATGGAGCATTAAATCTAATTGACTCTTTAGTTTCAGGTTCTGCACCACCTTGAGCACTTGATTTAGTTGTTATAGTTACGTTTGAAAAACCACCGATAGTAGAACCTAACTCAAATGACTTAGCGTCATTAGCCTCTGTTTTGTTCGTAACGATATATTCTAAAGTAACTATGTTACCATCTTCTAATTTATTACCTATTACGTCATCACCGAAGTAAACTTGAAATCTACCTGTATCTGTTTCTTGTTTGAAGTAAACTTTAGATAAGTGATTTAGGTTTCTTAAACCTGTAGCAACTGAATAAGTATTTACAGTTGAATCTGATATTGAATTTTGTACAGTTACTTTTAAAGTAGATGTATCAGCATTAACATTTGGTATTACAAACTTTTGATCAACATCTGTACTGTCAACTGTATATTTGAAAGTAATTAAAGTACCCTCGTATATATTTACGTTTGAAAATTTGTAAACACCATCTACTGGTGTAATTGTAATATCTTCATTAGTACAAAAATTAAATCCTGTTCCATCTACACTTGTTGTGAAAGTTGTTCCTTTATTCATCAAGATACTTGAACCCGAAGCATTGTTTATTGTTATGTCAATACTTGCTGTTGAAGCTCTAGCTGATGATGGTGTATAACCTAATGCCTTTGCTAATGAAACTATATTTTTTCTTACGTCTGCACTGTCTAGATAAACTTCATTAACTAACATGTTAGCATTGAAGCCAAGATAGTGTGTATTGTATGCTAATGTATCTAAAAGAACGGCAAAGCCTGATCCTTCAAAATTATAGTCTGAAAATTCTGGTTGATTTTGTAAAAATGTTTTTAAATTTGATTTTATGTCATCAAAGTCAAAATCAGATACTATTAGTTTGTTACTTGCCATTTTATCTTGTTCTCTCTAAAAAAGTTTCTACTGTTACTGGTTCAGAAACACCTATTACATAAAACATAATTGTTAAGTGATAACTATTTCTGTCTAAATCTGGTCTAGCTAAAATTTGAACTAATTTAATTCTTGGTTCAAAATTATTTAATACTTCGCCAACTTTTCTTTGTAAATTTAGTGCTGTTAGAGGTGTCATTGGTTCAAATAACATTCTTCTTACATCACTACCAATCTCTGGATGAAAAGGTCTTTCAAAGTGAGAAGTATTGATTAAATTTCTAACACTTCTTTTAACGGCCTCTACATCTGTCAATTTATTAACATCACTTGTAACTGTATTACGACCGAAATTCAAATCTAAATCTGTATAGATTCTATTCTTTCGTTTACTGTTGTTTGTATTACTACTATCAAAGTTTGGCATTACACCATATATTTATACGTTAACCAGCAAAGATATTTGAAGAACCTGAAGTCATTACTCCAGCGTCTGTACTATCATTTACTCTAGCTATTGGACTACCACAGACTGAAACTGTTGAACTGCCTACATTGACTACTGCAACATGAGGAGCGCAAGGTGGTGATGGTGGGAATGGGTGGGAGACCGTCGGGTCACCCACTCTCGCTATTAAGATACTATTTGCCTTAACAGTACTTTGACCAGGCGTATTTAAAGTCGTTGTACCAACACAAATGTGTCCTGTACTCAAACTGTCGCCTTGTCTACTGATTGCTGGCATTATTTTCCCAATTCTTTTGCTGCTTTTGCAGCTGCTCTCTTTTTTTCTATGATTGCCGCTTGTCTTATTTTTCTACCCATAGGTATTTTTACGGAATCAGTAATTTGTTTGCCTTTTTTACTCATATATTCAACACCGATGAATTTATCTTTAAAATCACCTTGTACAGAGATAACTGCCTTCTTCAAACTCATTGCTTCTTTCTCTTTTTCGTCACCTGCTTCATTCCAAAATTTAAATATTCTCATTTTCTTCATTTTATAACTCCATTAATTAGTATTATCGTATTTTACTTGATCTTTCCAAGAATCGTCTGATTCGTTGTGTCGGCAATATGTACAAACTTCAGTTTTTTTCTTTTCTCCATAATTTACATACTTTTTTTCGCCACAATGACATTTATATCCACAATTTTGACAATTGATCATAATATTATTTATCCTTAAAAATTACACGACATTTGAGCTTGTCGTAATTCAGTTTCAGATAAATTTTCTTTATTTTTTAACGCTGATTCGCCTATTTTTTCTAAATCTGCCTTAATTTTGCAATCCTTAACACTTCTAGTACAAGAAACCAGTACAAAAAGAGAACAAATCACAATTATTTGAATTATTTTCATATTTTATGCTTTTTTTTCTTGACTTTACTGTATTTATGTTATAGGATGGACGAGTAATATGAAAAAAAACACTATAACAAAAGGAAACACTATGAAAAAAAAGTTAATTGAATTTACAACAATAGTTTGTGCTATTATTGGTACTCTTGCATTAGTTGGTTCAGCAGGTGCTGTTGAAACTGATCAGTGGATTGGTGCTGGTATTCTTGCAATGCTTGGTATAACAATGTTTATACTTTCTTTGTACTCACAAGAACTTTATAAGGAGCAAAAATAATGATTACACCAGAAATGTATAACGAGTTAAGAATACAAGAAGAAAAAGGTCAAGAAATGGCTGATGATAAAAACAAGTCTATTCAATTGAGAAAAGACATAATGAAACTTGCATTAGAAGAAAGCGCTACTGATTGTACTATCATGTGTGGTACTTTATTTGCAAAGTTTGGTGTTTCAATACATGAACAGATGGCAAATAATCTAAAGAAAACTTTACAGAATTTCTTTGATACTAGAAAGAAAAATGATTGTTATGTTCAAATGTCAGGTACATTACCTGATAATGAATACGCTTATGATTTTCACCCAATTGTAGATTTTAGAACGGAAGGAGTAGTACAATAATGACGATAGTAGATAAAACAGCAGAAACTTTAGACGA